TGACTTGATTAAAGGCGGGGCGCACATGCGGTCGCTTGGCACTAAATATCTGCCGCGCTTCCCCATGGAGACCGAAAAGGCATACAAGGCGCGTGTGCAAGGCTCATGGCTTTTTGATGGCGTCGGAAAGGCCATGGATGATTACGTTGATCGGCTATTTGACAAGCCCATTGAAAGCAATGACGAGGGCGAACTGGGTGGAGGGCCGCGACATTTCCAACTTTGCTCAGGACGTTTTCAAAGCGTCTGTGCGGGATGGCGTTTCCTTTATCATGGTCGATGCGCCGCCAAGGCCAGAGGGGCAGATTACGCGCGGCCAAGCCCAGGCAATGAATTTGCGGCCTTACATGGTGCATTTGGAGCTGGGCGATATTCTGGGCTGGAAGGTGCGCACCGAAAACAATGCACCGATCATTTCTCAGCTTCGCATTATGGAAAGCGTGGCCGATCCAGAGGGCGGGGAGTTTGAGGAAAAGAAAATTGAGCAAATCCGCGTCATGGACCACCCGGAGGGGCAGGGCCTTGTTTCGGTGCGGCTGTTCCGCAAGACTGACAAAGGAGAGTGGGTAGTCTGGGACGAATATCAAACGGAATTCCCGCAGATATATCTTGCGCCGGTCTACACGGGCCGCACTTCGTTTCTTATGGCCAAGCCTCCGCTTGCGCGGCTTGCTGAATTGAACCTTGCGCACTGGCGATCACAGTCCGATCAATCCAACATTATGCACTATGCCCGTGTGCCGATGAAAGTATTCATTGGCTGGGATAAGGATGATCTGGAAGGTGCCGCTTCTGGTGCGGGCTATGGCCTTGTCACGGCCAACGAAAACGCCAAGGCCGAAACGCTTGAACATAACGGCACCGCAATTGAAAGCGGGCGCGAAGAGCTAAAAGACCTGGAACAGCAGATGCAATGGGTCGGCTTGCAGCTTGTCATGTCTAAGGCGGCAGGTGCCACCGCCACTGGCGACATGATTGACGAAAAGAAGAGCACTTCCGCGCTTTCTCGCTGGGCTGACAATCTCAAAGACGCGCTGGAAATTGCGCTTGGATGGATGGCAGACATTGCAGGAATTGATGGCGAGACGGAAGTGAGCATGTCTCGTGACTTCTTGTCTGTTGCCATGAATGCACAGGACATGACGACGCTTGTGAAAATGGGGCTTAGCCGTGAATTGCTTTTGCGCGAAGCAAAGCGGCGTGGCTTGGTTTCCGAGGATGTTGACATTGAGGAAGAATTGAGCCGCCAACTTATTGACGGTGACGGCAACGATCTTGGCGAATAACCGCCAGCGGCGACCGGGGCCACGCCCTATCCCGGCGCAATACAGGGCAGCGATACAGGTGAACCTATGACACTGAAATACCAAGTCGAAAGCCTTGATGGCTTGGACGAAAACGTGCAAGGACTCTACGAAGAGGGCGATAATGGATACACGCTAAAGGTTGATGGCGTTGTGCCTAAGTCCCAATTCGATGAAATAAATCAAAAGGCGGTGGACAACGCAACAGAAGCCCAGCGCCGCCGTAAAACTCTTGAGCGAGTTACAGGCAAGCTTGGCCTTGAAAGTGCAGATGGCCTAGATAATGCGCTTGAAGAATTGCTGACAAAATCCAAAGCGCCGAAAAAAGATGACGCGGATCAGCAAGCTATCATTGACCAGATTAAGCAATCTGCCGAAAGCGAAAAGCGCGAACTCCAAGATCAGCTTGAAACGATGCGCAAAGATACCGCCCAAGCGAAATTCAAGTCGGAGCTTTTGGCGGCAGGTTTCGGCGATAAGGTGGCCGATATGGTCGCTCAGAGCAATTTGAACCGCGTTCAATTTGACGATGCGGGAAATATGCGTATAATGCAATCCAACGGCAATCCTCTTGCGGGTTCGGGGGCCGATGGCTTCGCCACACTTGGCGACCTTTCCAAAGAACTCGCAGCGGCCATGCCTGAACTCCTTACGGATACGGGCAAAGGGGGCGGCGGCAAAGCCCCAGCGTCAGGTGGAAACAACTCCACGGGTAAATCTGTCACGCGGTCGCAGTTTGACGCCATGTCACATTCCGAACGCGCGGCTTTCGCAAAAGACGGCGGCAAGGTGGTCGAGGGCTAACCACCGCCAATCACAGGAGACTAGAGCATGGCAAATGTTCTTACTGATCTGGCGGCTGACATCTACAAAGCCGCTGACATTGTGGGACGGGAGCAAGTGGGCTTTGTGCCTTCGGTTCTCATTAACGCGGGTTCTGAGAGAGCTGCTCAGGGCGACACTGTGCGTTCGCACTTCACTCGCGCCGCAACGGTCAACACCAGCTATTCCCCGGCAATGACCATTCCTGAGGGCGATGACCAGACCGTCGATAACAAAACCATGACTATCGACAAGGCTGCCAACGTCCAGATTCCGTGGACCGGAGAAGATATTCGACACGTCAACAACGGTTCTGGCTATGAAACGATCTATGGTGACCAGATCGCGCAGGCTATGCGTGGTATCGTCAACCAGATCGAAACCGATGTTGCGACCGAAGCCTATACCAACGCCTCCCGCGCGGTTGGTTCGGCTGGCACCACGCCCTTTGGCTCCAATCACGATGTTATCGCGGAGGCGCGTCAAGTGCTGGTCGATAACGGGATGCCGGAAGATGGTCAGGCTACCTTGGTCCTGAACTCTGCCGCTGGCACCTTGATGCGTAACCTTGCCCAGCTTCAAAAGGCAAACGAGGCGGGCAGCGATCAGCTTCTCCGTCGCGGCACCTTGCTGGACCTGCAGGGCTTGATGATCAAAGAAAGCCGACAGGTGCAATCGCACACCAAGGGCACTGCAACCGGCCTTGATGCGGCTGGCGGTGAGCCTATTGGCGAGACCTCGATTGCGCTTGATGGCGGCGATGGCGGCACCCTGCTTTCCGGTGACGTTGTGACCTTTGCTGGCGATAGCAACAACTATGTCGTCAACACTGGCTTTACTGCGGCTTCCGGCACGGCAATCATTGGCGGTCCTGGCCTGCAAGAAACTCTTGCGGACGCGGCTGAAATGACCATTGGCGACAGCTATGCCGCCAACGTGGCGTTCCACCGTAACGCGATTGAACTTGCGGCCCGCGCCCCTGATCAGCCTTTCGGCGGTGACGCTGCGGTTGACCGTATGACGGTTCAAGACCCGATCTCGGGCCTGATCTTTGAGGTCGCGGTTTATAAAGGTTACGGCAAGATGATGATTGACGTGACGACCCTTTACGGCGTCAAGGCTTGGAAGCCTGATTTCATCGCCACGCTCATGGGCTAATCTTTGCAGAGGGGCGGCTTTCGGGTCGCCCCTTCACCAAGATTAGAGGAGTTTGAAATGGCCCGCATCCCCACCAAAGAAATCGTCATTAACGGTCGCAAGAAGATTGTGAATGCAGATGATCCGCGCACGGGCGATCACTTCAAGCCCGCGCCGAAAAAACGCGGCAGGCCCAAAAAGGCGGATAGCTGATGGCTTTGATAATTGAAGACGGAACCGGCATAGTCGGGGCGGAAGCCTATGCGGACCTTGACGCATGTGTTGCGTGGGCAGTCAAATATTTTGGGCATAGCCTGACCGGATCGGATGCGTCTAAAGAGGCGTCTATTCGCCGTGCCGTGCAGTTTATGGATGGCTTGCCATGGAAAGGCCGCGCCACTCACACCCGCGACCGTCAAACGCTTGCGTGGCCCCGCGCTTCTGTTTTTGACAGCGAAGGCTACGCAATCGAGATTGACGAAATCCCCGAGGAAATCATCTTTGCGCAGCATGTGTTTGCGCGGGCAGAGCATCAAAGCGCAGGCATTCTTTCGCCGCAGGTGGATAGAAGTGCGCAAAAGGTTCTTAGCAAGGTTGACGAAATCCAATGGACTGTTTTGGCGCAGCCTGGTGTTGATGCGGCGCGGCCAGTTGTCACGATGGCAATGGACAAGATCAAGCAGTTTCTGATTGGGGGCGGCGGCGCGTCCGTTGTCATGGGTCGGGGATGAGCGGCGCGGACATCAGGCAAGAAGTTAAAGACGCGCTTGTTGAGGCCGCAACGGAAACGGGCGACGGCGAACTGGTCGGCACATTTCTGCGCAAGCCAGAACCGACAGGACCAAGCTATGCGCCTATATATGGTGCCGATCTTGAATACCCCGCGTCCTGCATCCGGTCGAATTTTACCGTGCAGGAACGGGCCGCTAATCTTGTCGGGGAAAGTGACCTGCTTTTCCTTGTTGAAGCCGAGGACTTAACGATCACGCCCAGCACCACGGACCGCTTTCAAGTAGATGGCGTCACCTATCAGGTCAAGGCGGTTGATCCTGTCAGCCCGGGCGGTGTGGTGCTTATGTGGAAAGTGAGGGTTGCGAAGTGAAACGCGGCACACGCAAACGCTTTGACGAATTGATGGCGGGGTTAGAGCCTCGCCTTCGTCGTGCTTTTGCGGACAGCGTTGACGACATCAAAAGCGCCGCG